ATCACTCCCACCGCCAGTCCAGAGGCGGGAATGGTCTTGTTGGTCATCCACGTGCCCGTTGTGCCACTTCCCGTTCCTCCCGCGCCTGCCGCAGCAGAAGAAGCATCAACCCCACTAAACTCGGAAGCGATGCCAAGACGATATGCGCGTGAATCATGCGTAACTGTAATTGCCGTGATTGAACCACCAACCGTAACGGGAGCGTACCATAGATCGGCAGTTGAACCCGTTCGTGTCGTTCGCTCTATGTGAACATAGGTGTTCCCTAGGTTGTCGGCAACTCCCGTTGGAGTTCCCGCGTAGTAACATCCCCAACCGACAACAATAGTGTTTCCAGCGGTAACGGTCTTGCTTGAGGGAACAATGACCGTTGTTGTCGCTGCCGCGCTACCAACAACGACAGAACCAAGCAGTTGAACGTGTGCGGCAGCCATCTATGCTTCCTGTCCTGCCGACAAGAGATTCCATACGGTCAAATCGTTACGCCAGATGAACAGCATGGTCAAGTTCTTGCTGGCTACCGTAGCCGCTGGAAGGGCTACGCCTGCCTTGGCAACGTACTTATTGCCATAGGTGATTGCTCGTGGAGTAGCATCGCTCAAAATCTCGAATAACAGCATATCCCCATCCACAGGAGTACTCGTGGAGTGGTTGTTGATGACGAGTGCATGCGCCTGAGCTGTTCTGACAAAGATGTCGTAGGTGGAAATCTCAGGGGTGATGGTATCTGTCGTCGTCTGCGTATTTACCCGTCTCGTAAACCTGTGGTTCGTTACCGTCACGGCTGCCGCGTTCTTGGTAGCGTCAGAAGTATTGTTGACATTCGTGATGGCTGATGCAGCAGCAGCGCCCAACGTGGCTAACTGTGCCGCTGCGTTGGCGTCGTCAATGAGGGCAAGACCAGCGGCAGAGACGAGGCTTGCGCCAACTGTCAGTGATCCGTCGATAATTGCGTTGTTGTCTCCCGCATCTGAATCGCCACCAACATGGAGGCCGCCATTGATTGCCAACTTGCTAAGCGGAGCAACCGTCCCAATTCCGACGTTGCCGGTCTCTTCTTTGACAGTTACTCGCTTCACCCAGGTCGCAGACAAAAACCTTGTTGCAATGCCGAAAGAATCGCTGGCGTTGTCGGTATACAATTTTGTTGCGGCTCCCGTGCCCCCAAAAGAACTTTCAAGTTCTATTCCATAAGGAGTGTCTGGCCCATTATGCCCACCATTTCCAACCAAGATTTCTCCTGGATATGTGGCATATCCCTCGCCACCAAACGTGCCTACCTGCAACCCCGCCATCGGTACTCCCGTTCCAATTCCCGTACAATCGATAGCGCTCACAAGGACGCCCGAACTGAGGGGCTGGTCGTTCCCAAAGACGGTCAGACCATCAACGTGAGCGAAGTTGAGGACGGGGCCAGCCGCTACTGTTCCCTTGTTGTTGGTGAACGCGATACGCGTCATGCGAGTATCGGCAACTCCGTAATTGTCAACACCCATCAGAAGCGAACCACCTGTCACGGTGTTGTTGTCTACAGTAATTTGGTCGATGGGCGCACCCGTATGGGCACCCTCGACTCCGAGAAAGAGCCACCCCCATGTCCCCGCTGTGTTGTTGCGGATGGTTATATTTGAGCAAGCATCACCTATGTCGTTTGGTTCGACATCAAACGTACAGTACCCTGAGACATCAAACGCACAGTCTTCCACGAGAATGTCAGAACCACTGAGGACAGAAACGCCCTGCCGACCTGCGGTCAGCGCATGACAGTCATGAATCCACACCCCGCCAACTTGTTCAAGGTGGGCAAAGTCGCCATACGCTGCCGAACCCGTGATGTTGTAGACTTCAATTCGTGTGGTGATGTAGATTTGCAGGTTGGCCTGAGATTGATAATCGTCATCAAAGACGCCCGGGGTCGGGTCATTCCCAATAATAATGAAGTCGTGAATCACGATGTCCCTATTGGGATGACCTGGCTCATAGCCACTAAAGAACGGAGAAGTATACGCACTATTCCCTGCGGCAGTTGTGTCAACCTGCAATGTCGTTCCATTCCCCTCAAAGATGAGATTGTTGCGGTCTGAAATGAGAATGCTCGCATGGAGCAGATAGGTTGCCCCAATCGGGAAGGAGATGATTGAACCGTTGGGAACACTTGCAATGAAAGCATTGAGCGCCGCACTTACCTCCGTTGCACCCGTATGCTCGATGGTAAGCGGTACGGCATAAGTGCCAGTTACAACGGGGGCAGGGAAGGGACGAACCCCGTCTAATTGAGCCTGCAAACCGGTGGTATCACCCCCGCCCGTCGCAGGGTCAACCCAGTGGGTGTTAAAGTCCGTGCTGTCGATCTTGGCAAGAACTTGTGTAGCCGTTCCGCCTACTACAACACCTGCGCCCGCATCACCTTTTGCGCCAGCCGCCCCAGCACTGCCTGTATCGCCCTTAGCTCCAGCGGCACCCGTGGCACCAGCGGAACCGGTATCTCCCTTGGCACCATTAGTTCCATTTGTTCCATTGGAACCAGCGGCGCCGGTAGTTCCGGTATCACCTTTGGCACCCGCCGCACCCGCTGTACCAGTATCTCCCTTCGCGCCATTGGAACCCGCTGTACCCTGAATCCCCTGGATACCCTGTTCGCCTTGTGCCCCCACGAGAGCGGCAAGTTGCCCTTCGGTAAAGTCAGCATAGACAAACGCATCACCGTCTACCCCGTCAGTGCCGTCAGTACCATTGGTGCCGTTAGTTCCGGCAGTTCCCTGAATGCCTTGAATACCTTGGTCTCCCTTAGCACCTGCCGCGCCAGTAGGGCCAGGAACCTCACTATCGGCACCCGTTGCCCCAGTTGGGCCAGCAGGCCCCGTCACAAAGGCGGGGAAGTCGGTGATGTCAGCCTTGACGTGGACGTGCGCTTTTGGAACGTGTAAATCGGCACCCGTCAAATCTTTATGCAACATCTTTTCCCCCTATACCCATCTTTCAATCTCTGCTACTTGGCTTATCCACAAGAGGAACCATTTCAAAACGGGAGAACCGTCAAGGGCAAAAATCTGCTCTCCACTATTGCAATAGATCCTAGCATCCAGAACAAGCCTTTCGTTTTTGACGTATGCCTCGTTTTCAGAACTCTGCGCCGTCCACGGCATAGGTGCCTCCAAGAAGTAGGGCGGGGTTATCGACCCCGCCCGTTTGAATTACTAGGCAGCCGCCCTCAAAACGAGATAGAAGGCTTTGTCATTGGTCGCGGTATTGGCCGAACTGGTAATGGTCATCGCGGTTGCACTCTTATAAAGAGCCTGTAGAGTGGTTGTTTTGGTTCCCATCACGGAGGGCGAAACAATAAAAATGTCGGTACTGACTAGACCCGACAATGTAACGTCAGAGGTTGCGGCAGCGTTCGGAAGGCTTGCGCTTCCAGCAGCAACCACGATAAACGCGGGAGCGATACCCGCTGCCAGTTTGGCGAGAGTTACGTTCGCATTGGCAATCTTCGCGGTGGTAACATTTGCGTCAACAATCATTGCGGTTGTTACCGCAATGTCCGCATCGTTAAAAAAGGGATGTCCCTTAGCCATACATCACCGCCCTAGGCGATGTCGGTTACGAAATAGATAAAGGTGACGACGAATCTCCCTGCCGTTCCGGTACCCGCGATGGTAAGGATAACGTCTGAATCGGCGGCAAGGGCAAGCCTTGAGGACGTGTCCATGATGGCCGTGCCATGAATCAGCGCGTCCGCCGTTGCAGCGGCGCCCATATCGGTAATGAACTGTTCTCCGGCCTCGGCAGAACCGAGTTTGTAAGCGGAACCACCAGCCGAAACGGTCGGCCAGTAAGCGGAGATATCAAGAATAACCGCGTTCATGGGGAGTTTACCAAGAATATAGCCCCCAGCGGCCCCGCCCATCTTGGCGAAGTCATAAACGAATGTCTTACTCTTTACCGTCTGGAGTTGCGCGTTTCCAAAAACGGGTTCCCCCTGAACGGGCGTCTTTGCATCATATACTGTTGCCATGTTAATGAACCTCCTTGGATACTCTCCCGCGTTGCGGGATTAATCTGGGGAGGCAGTCAGGAAACTGCCCCTCCCAGTAAGTTCTTGCCTGCGTCTTCTCTTCGTCGGAAGAACCCATAATCAGGTTCCACTCGCCTTCAGAGAGTTCGATGGACTCGCCCTGTTTCCAGTCTTCGGTTCGACCGGAGATGGAGAGGATTATGTCCTGTTCAGATGCGTTTCTAACTAGCACTTAGGCAACCGTGACACCCTGCAACATGCCACAAGACATGGGGAAGTCGCAGACGAGCTGAAGGGTGATACCAACTGAACCCTCGATGACCTTCGTGCGCTTGATAGGCTCCATGTCTACCCAGCCGCTCCACTGAAGGTTGTCCTTCGGGTGAACGATAAGGAACATGTGGTCGGTGTTGATGAAGTAAATCTCGCCGGTTGGAACCTTGTCAGACCACATAATGTCGGTACCCCAGAACTTGGGGCCGGATTCGCTGACGGCTTGCTGCGTGTTCATAAAGCCAACCTTGGCGAAGTTCATGCTCCAAAGCTTTTCCCAGATGGCCTGCGTGGTGACAATCAGATCGGGGAACTTCTTGCCAAGCTTCTTGCACTCGTTCATCTTGGTCGCGAGCATCTCATACGTGAGAGCGCCCACTGTGGCCGTGAGGTTGGACTTGTAGAAGTAGCCAGAAGGAATACTGCGGTTGATGTCACCGACCGTGGCGTAATTGGTGTAATCAAGGAGTTCCTTGACGGAGGTGATGGCGCCCGTTGCGCCAGGAACCATAAGGTCGCTTGCGAGGGTGCTCTGGAGGTTTTCCTTGATGCTCTGCATCGTGACGGTCAGAAGATTGACAATCTGCGCCTTGTCAGAGTTTTCCATAATGTCAATCTTGTTCAGGGCGTTGCCACTGAAGTAGTGCGACCAGTGGAAGTGGTTTTCGGTCAGAACGTCGCTCTGAGTAATGGTCAGTGTATCGGTCTTGACGTACGGGCCGCCGGAACACGCCTGCGAGTTGATGAGCGGAACCTTGATGACGCTGCCGCCGCCAACCTTGCGCGACTTTGCCATGAACCGCTTGATGAGCGGGTCATCCTGATAAATGTTGTTGACGAGAGGGAGATAATATGCCGTAGTTGCGGCATCGAGTTGACTGATAATGGACATTGTGAGTCCTCCTATAAATTATGCCAAGCTATCCCAAGCACCCTCAAGTTGGTCTCCCGCCTCGCGGAAATCCCTGGGACGCGGAGTGCCTTTCGCTGCACCCTTGGAGCCGCCCTCTACGACGGTCTTGCCACTGATGCCTTTTTTAAGTTCGTCAAGACGGGTGTTGGCCCGCTTCTCCACAATGGAATCAAGTGCTTCAGGGTGGAGGTCGTAATATGTTGCCTTCACGAGACGTATGATTTTTTCAGGTGAGTCCACCGCTTTGTCGGACAGTGCATCGACTCTCTCCTGTAATTCGAGGAACAGCTCATCGCGTTCTGAATCAGATAACTCAACACCCTCTTTTGTAAGGGCCGTAAGGCCACTTTCGAGTGCGGTATCCGTTTCACCGAGCTGTTGCTTCTCTGCATACGAGAGAGAAGATTTCACGCCCTCTTCCAACTCCGCAAGTCTGGCTTTCAGCGCAGTTACTTCGGGGTCGGGTTGAGCAGCAAATGGGTCAAAGGTTTGGGCTTCCTCTTTCGCGGGAGCCGCCGGTGTATCCAGTTGCTTCTTGAGTGCGTAAAGTTCTGCCTTCTGGCGGTTCAAGGCTTGCGCCTTGGTGTCGTAGTTGACGCCGAACGAGGCCCACTTCAGAAGCTCGGCCTTGTCCTTCGGTGTCCAGTCTTTCCCCGCTGCCTTGAACTTCCACGGAGCGCCATCCCACTGCGCCTCTTGCGAAGGGGTGTTCTCAGTTGATGACGGCTGCTCTAAATCTGTGTTTGCGGGAGTTGCGGGCTGTTGTGCAGTATCTACCTGTTCGTCTGCAAAATAAGACTCGGGAGATGCTGGTGATACAACGTTGCCGGTAGTATTGTCAGGCATAGGTTCTCCTTGTTATAGGGCTGGTGTAACTGTCGGTTCCGTTGAAGAAGGCGCTTTTGCGAGCGTCACCGTGTTGCCCACGATGGCGGTCACCGTAAGAACGTCTCCCTCAATAACGGTGGGAAGGGTATCTATCGGAACATCAAACGTACCCGCCGTTTCAATGGGCTGTCTGTCGGGCGTGGCATTGAGGGGCATATTGCCGGGGTTAATCTGTTTGCTTAAGTCGTTTTCAAGTCCGCGACTTCTGTTCGCCAGTGCGTTTCCGAGCATTTTTGCGTTAAAGGCCATGTATCCTCCTATTGGATGCCTAACTGATTCCTGAGTCCCGCAATTCGCTGAAGTGTTTCTTGCATTGTGGTGTCGGGGTTGGGAAATATTCCCTGCATCGCGGGCGGAGTCGCGGGAACGGTCGGTACAGCCGAAGTGGTTCCCAGTCGCCGTTTCGCAATTTGCTGTACGAGCACGTTCTTCGGATTTATTCCGTTATTGGACTGGGGTTGGTACACTGGCCCCTCCTTGCGGGACTCCCGCCTGAATCTGTGCAAGAGCCGCCGCCTTGATGCGCTCCTGTGCGCGACCGATGATTCCAATGAGAACGGGGTCGCCCGTAAGTTCGCCCAGCCCTTCGGGGTCGAGGATTTTCAGATTGACAAACTGGTTGCCAAGGTTCATCCTCATTTCCTTGTCCGCAGGAAGGGCTTCCGAGTAGCAGATAGACACGTCAAACACGCTGTCCATCTGTGTCGGGTCGGGCTGTGCGCCCGCAATGGCTACCCACTGGTCGGTTGTGTACCACCGCATCAGTTCAACGGCCATGAGGCCCCATAGTCCAACGGCGCGCTGTATTCCATCTGCCTTGAGTTCCTTGATGGTCTTGCCCGCTTCTTGCAGAGCAACGATGGCACTGGCCGCCGTTACGCCGCCAGAAGTCGCGCCGTAGTTGACCTGCCGGACACCGCTGATGTCGGGCATGATGCCCTGAAGCATCCCAACGGTGTTCTGCCAGGCGGGAGAAAGGGGAATAGTCCTCAATGGAAGAAGGTCGAAGTCGCTCTTATGGACAAGCCCAGGCTCATTAGAAAGATGGTCGGGCATTTGCTGGTCTTTGGTGATGTACTGGTTGTTCTGTGTCAGCATCAGGTTGTCGAGGAGGTAGCCCAGCGTCTTCATAAATGATTTCTGGCTGCCCCACAGATCACCGACCATCGACCTACGTTCTCCCGTCGAGGTATCATCAACCACGTAGTCCACAATGGGGATACGCCGGAAGGGATAGGTCAGTTCTTCATCGACAAATGGCTTTGTTGGGGAAGAGGCGGCCCAGATAACGTGCCTTCCATTCGGAAGAGTCGCATCGGGGTTGTACCATGACTCGATGACCTCAACGCCCTCGGCATTGGTGAACTCGTCCTTGGCGTCCGCTTCTATCTCCACACCATACTTGGTCAGAACATAGAAGGGAGAGCGCAGGTGGCGCACGTGGCAGTATTCAGCGTCATCAATGGTGTGGGCAAGGGGGTCAACAAACATATTGAAAGGGGAAATGGTGTAAGAGCCTATATTCCCCGCCCCGCCGTCGTCCTGTGCGTCCCAGAAGATACCCTGATAGCCTCTCTCATAGATGAGCATGTCCAACGTGGCCCGTTTCACGTCCTCTGCCACGTCCTTGTTCTCATAAACCGCCTTAAGAGCGACCGAGAGTAGTTCCGCCGCTGGCATATTCACAGACTTGGCGGGGTTAACAAGGATGGAGGGGTGCTTCAACTGCAACATGGCGAGGAGTTGAAGGACGTTTGGCTTGATATAGTTTATCTCGGGCTTGGATGCAGAATCATCAACGCCACCAACGTGGCTCCAATGATCGCCAAGGTAGTAATCTCTCCATGAACGACAATCGGCCAGATAAGCCGATGCAAAGGACTTGGCCGTTTCGTAGTCGTCCTGATATTTATGAAGTAGTGCCATGCTGCCCCTCCCGTGTTACCTTGAAGTCAACCCTATCCGCCCATTCCGCCTTCTTGCCTTTGTTCCACTGCCTCACTGGTCTCAGATAACCGACAACGCGGCTGTAGACTTCGCAAGGCTGACGTTTCTCTGCGGGGATGACTGTGCCATCGTCCAGCGCAAGGTCACCATTCTCCAGCTCAACCATTAGGCTTTCCCTGATTTTGGAAGAAAGGGTTTAACAAAAAACTTCTTGAACGTTCCTTGGGGAGCGGAGGCATCGATGGTCAGCAAGTCCCACTTATTGGGGGTTTGTCCGATTGTTATTGCTGTGTCGGGGCAATTTTCGTGTCAGGAATAATCTTTAACCTATTTTTAACCACTTGGTACAAAATAGATTTTGGACTGACTGCATCTTTCATTCGTTTCCGTTCCGCATCAGTAACATTGGGGCGACCGGTAAATGCCATCAAACCCTCCTCATCCACGTGCTCTCTTCTTTCCTCTCGAAAATGTGAGCGATTCTTTCGGCCGCCCTTGTCATCAACGGTTCTGGATTGACTCGCGCCCGCTCCATCTGTGCTTTGTATTGTTTCCGGCCCATGAGACCGTAACGCAGGGCGTCCATCAGGTCGTCCGCTTCCTTGAGGGGCTTTCCATTTCGCCAGACATAGTTCCGTGCCTCATCTTTCGTCTGAAGGCAGGAGTCCATGAGACAATACCCGCCCGTGTTCATCAGTTTGGAAACCTCTGAGATCCCCTTGTCCACATCGTTGATGGCGGCAAGGAAGGAAATCTCAAGTCCGTTCTTCTTCAGCCACTTCTTCATCTCTGCCGCGCCCTGTGGGTTGGAGGGGTCGTAATACACCCGTCTTACTCGGTACTTCATCAGGGCTTCTAGATTGTTCTCAACGTGCGTCTCATAGTCGATAGCGGACGCCTCGTATTCCCTGAACTGGTACACGACCCCGTTTTCCTCAAACAGGTAAACGAGGGCCGTAGGGTGCCCGAATCCGAAGTCCATCCCGCACCAGACTTCGGCGTTGGGTGGGGGTTCGCGGTAGGGGATGATGACATCTTTTTTCAGGTCATAGACCAGTCCTATCGCTGCCGTGAACTCTCCCAGGTACCGCATCGCAAACTCTGCGGGCGCCATTTCCTTCCGCAGCCGCTCGAACTCTTCCTTTGGAAAAGCGGGGTTGGCAGTAGAAGGACACTGGATAAACTTGTAGGCGGGGTTGCCGCTCTTCCATTCCTCGTACGGCTCGTCTGCCAACCAAGCCTGCGTCTTCCCTGGATAGGGGGTGCTTAGTCCGCAGAGCTGCCCATCCCTCATAAGAATGCGAGACTGAAGGGCTATCCACACCTGCCTGCGGCACTGGGCTATCTCGTCGATGATAATGCCGTCATACTGGCCGCCTTCGAGAAGGTCGGGCTTGTCGGCAGAACCGAAGAAGATTTCGTAGTTCGTGCCGGCGTAGCAGCGCCTCTTCTCCGACCAGAGACCCTTGAGCGGGGTGTGGTCGAAGTATTCTCGGACATACGGCTTGGCAATCTGCTCGACAAACTGGAAAGAAGGTTCCGTTACGAGGTATCTGCCCCCGTGCTTTTTCCGCATCAGGCGCAGAAGCTTGATGGGGATTGAAGAAGACTTGCCCGCGCCCGAACCAGCGATGAACATCAGGTAGGTCGTAAGACTGTCGTCGAGGTATTCGCGCTGAAACGCATTTGGGTCTTCAAGAATGTGTCCGGTGTCATCCACCTTCCACAGAACGGGCTTTCCTTTCGCGTCAATCAGCAATAGAGTCCTTTGCGGTAACCTCTACGGGCCAATCAGGAAGCTGTTCCTTTGTGTCTTGCTTCGTCTCTCCCGCCAGATCTAAAAGCAGCTTCGCAGCGGTTGTGATGTCTGCCGCCCTGAGCATAATTTTCTTCTCTTCCAACAATTCCGACCCTCTCCTGATAATCTGGATGAGCGTGGCCTTCGCCTCTTCGCACTTGTTTGCCACGCCAGCATCATACAAGCCCTTGAGGGCGAGGTCGTTTAAGACCCCTTCCATGACGTTGACCCACTCATCCCAGTGTTCAGAGGTAGACCAACCCTTCAGTGTGGAGAGTTTGACTCCTGCGTAGAAACCTACCTTGAGCAAGGAGCGGTCACGGCCAAGCATGAGATAGCTCTCGCGACAAGCCTCATGCTGTGCGAAGGTATACTCCTGGCGGGTGAACGTCTTTTTGACGGGGGTTTCGAGGGTACCGTCTGGGGAGATTTGGGGCTTCTTGTGGTGGCTTTTCTTTTCCATAGTCTCCTCCTCGGGGTTTATATGCCCTCTCATACATATATACGCAAGTTCGGGCGCCCTTATCTTCACCTTTTCTTCACTGTGGCCCACGGGCAGTCAGGAACAGGCCCCGCCGATTCTTCCCCTTCCTCCGCTGTCTTTCCTAACTTTTATTTTTTCCCCGCCAGCCCTCAAAAGGGTT